TAGCGATGCTTATAGCGAAGATCTCTCAGATGTCCAAGAAGCAATCGACGACATACAAGGCATATCACCAAGTTACAAAGAAAACCGCAACAGAACTGTCTACGAGGTGCACACTGTTTTAGATATTGAGGGCTTTGAAGATCTAGACGAGCAAGGGATGCCCACGGGCCTAAAACTTCCATACATTGTTACCATAGAAGAGTCGTCAGAAAAGATTTTAAGTATTAGGCGTAATTACTTAGAAAATGACTTATTAAAAAACAAAATTAACTATTTCGTACAATATAAATTTATGCCCGGCTTAGGTTTTTATGGTTTAGGTCTATCGCACATGATCGGTGGTTTATCTAAGGCTTCAACCTCAATATTAAGACAACTTATAGACGCGGGTACACTAGCAAATTTACCAGCTGGATTCAAAGCTCGAGGTATGAGGATTAGAGACGAGGATGAACCCTTACAACCAGGAGAGTTTAGAGATATAGATACCACAGGTGGATCTTTACGAGAAAACCTAATACCTTTACCAATTAAGGAACCTAGCAACGTGCTAATGTCTCTATTAGGTATTTTAGTTGACTCTGGTAAACGTTTTGCTGCTATCGCAGACATGAATATAGGTGATGTAAATCAAGCTATGCCGGTAGGTACGACAGTCGCTTTATTAGAGAGAGGCACAAAAGTGATGAGCGCAATACACAAAAGATTGCACTATTCACAAAAATTAGAATTTAACTTATTGGCAAAAGTATTTGGCGAGTCACTACCGCCTGTTTACAACTACCAAATAGGTACAGGACAAAACCAAATAAAAATACAGGACTTTGATGATCGAGTAGACATAATACCTGTATCAGACCCTAATATATTTTCTCAGAGTCAAAGAGTCACTTTAGCTCAAGAGTTATTACAGATGGTGCAATCTAACCCAGAAGTGCATGGGCCCATGGGTATTTATGAAGCTTATAGAAGGATGTATGCAGCATTAGGAGTTGACAATGTAGAGGCTTTACTTATGCCTCCCCCAGATATGACGCCAAGACCGGTGGATGCTGGCACAGAAAACTCTGGTTTGTTGCTAGGACAACCGGCCCAGGCTTTTCCAGAACAAAACCATCAAGCTCACGTTGACACACATAGAAGTTTGTTTTTTACAAGTTTAGTAAAAGACAGCCCCCAGGTACAAGCTTTGATAATTAGTCATTGCATGCAACACTTGCAATTCTTAGCGGCACAAATGGCGGAGGAACAGTTACCAGAAGAATTAAAACAAAGAATAGGTGAAATACAAGCGCAGCTGCAACAAATGGCACCAGAGGAAGCGCAAATGGTAGCTCAACAAATACAAATGATTGTAGAACAGTACAGCTCGGCGATTATGGCTCAACTAGCAAGTGAATTTTTACAGTCTATTGGCATGAGTGGTGATGAAGATCCATTAGTTGGTATCAGACAGCGTGAGCTCGAGTTAAGAGATAAAGAGTTAGATATAGAATCACAACAGTTTGAAAGTAAACAAAATCAAAGAGCACAAGAAAAAATGGTAGAGGCAGACTTACAACAACAACGTGTGGATGTGCAAAAACAAATAGCAGATGATAAACTTGAGGTAGCAATAGACAGATTAAAAACTAATACAGATCTAAAGTTGCTAGAATTAGAAAATAAAATTAAGGGGATACTATGACAACTTCCTACAAACTTGAAGCCGTAAAGGCACTAAAAGCTCAAAAAAAAGAAACACGAGCGAAAGAAGAGGCAGAAGCTAAAGCAGCTGCTGAGGCTGAGGAAATAAAACACCAAGCTAACCTGGAAAGAATAGCTAAGAAAATGGCACGTATAGAGGCCGGTTTGCCAGTAGAGGAACCAGAAAAAGAAAAACCAAAAAAAGCAGCTACAAAAAAAACAGCAACAAAAACTACATCTGAAAAAAAAGCTCCGGCAAAAAAAAGAGGAAGACCAAAAAAATCAAAATAAATGGACGAAATACAGGTCATTGATTACATCAAAAAAAAAATTGATGCACGAGAAAAACAAGTACAAGAAACTTTTATGTCCGGTGGCGTAAAAGATATGGAACATTACAAATATTTGCAAGGCGAGCTCAATGCTTTATACTTCGTTTTAGATGAAATTAGTAATATTGGTAAAGAAATAGAATGACACAGGCCCTTGATAAAAGCGAAACCACAAAAAAAGTAGCAGAAGCTTACGTAAATCCAGAAGATAGAGTTTTAGATCCTGAAAAGTTGGACGCGTCTATACTAGACCGCATGCCGCAACCCACAGGATGGAGAATGTTAGTTTTGCCGTATGCGGGAAAATTAAGAACAAAAGGCGGAATTGTCTTAGCAAAAGAGACAAAAGATCGCGAGGCCTTGGCAACTGTGGTGGCTTACGTAGTAAAAATGGGTCCACAGTGCTATAACGACAGTACAAGATTTGGAGATAAACCTTGGTGCGAAGAAAAACAATGGGTTTTAATAGGGCGCTACTCTGGCTCTAGGTTTAAACTTGAGGATGGTGCGGAGGTCCGAATCATAAATGATGATGAGGTTATAGCCACGATTCTTAATCCTGATGATATAGTAAGCTTATGACACCAGAAAACGACGTAAATACGAATCAACCAGAGGTTGAGGATATAGAGGTAGAAGTTACTGATACGCCAGAACCAGAAGCGTCCAGTGATGAAGAGTTAGAAAATTATACGAAAAGTGTTTCTAAACGTATAAATAAATTAAATCAAAGAAACAGAGAAACTGAGGAAAGAGCCGCGCAACTAGAAGCAGCTCTAAAACAAAGAGAGGCGGAGGTGCATGCTTATTATCAGCAAGCGTCACAAGCTCAACAATCTTTGTTAGCAAAACAGGCGGAAACAGTAGAAATAAAAGAAAGAGAGGCCAATGAGCTTTACAAAAGAGCTCACGAGGCTGGCGATGCCGAGCTTTTATCTAAAGCGGATACACTAAAAGGTGAGGTCGCTCTGGAAAAAGAAAGAGTACGCATAGCACAACAAAGACAAGAACAATTAACACAACAGAGCTCGCCAACTGGGCAAGAGCAAGTACAAACACAGTCGCAGCAACAGCCGCAACAAGTACAGCCATCATCAAAAGCTCTAGAGTGGAAGGAAAATAATCCCTGGTTTGACCAAAACCAAGAAGCTACTGCCTGGGCAGAACATGTCCATAATACTTTAGCGGGAGAGGGTTATGATTTAGAATCAGATGAATACTACGATGAATTAAGTAGTAGAATTTACAAAGTTTATCCAGATCTAAGATCTGATAATGCCGATAAAAAAGAGGATAGGCCCGCTGTGCAAAGAGTCGCCTCTGCTTCCGTAGGGAGTAGGCAAAAAACACAAGGCAAAGAGAACGGCGTGCGTTTTACTAAAAGTGAAGTCGAGACTCTACAAGGATTGAAACCACACGGCATGACAGATGAAGCGTGGTTAAAATCTGTTGCTAAAGAAAAACAACGTATAGCGAATAGGGAGGCAAAATGACTGAGCAAAATAGCGATAACGTGCATACCAGAAAATCCCGTGAATCCGAGACTCACGATAAACAAGCTCGTAGACAACCATGGAGGCCTGTAAGGAAACTAGAGACTCCTCAACCACCAGAAGGATACGAATATCGTTGGATAAGAGAATCCATGTTGGGAGTAGAGGATAAAGCAAATGTGGCCAGGAGAATTAGAGAAGGTTGGGAGCTCGTAAGAGGTTCCGATTTACCTGATGAATACTCCTACCCGATTGCTGAAACTGGTAGACATGCTGGCTTAGTTTATAGTGAAGGACTTTTATTGGCGAAAATACCAACAGAAACTCGTGAGGAGCGTAACGCTTATTATGAGGATCAAACTGCCCGAAAAAAAGATGCGTTAGACAATAATATGTTTAACGAAACTAGAAAAGACGGCCGTTACGTTAAGTATGACTCTGATAGAAAGTCTAATGTTACTTTTGGGAAAAAGTAACACAGATAAATAGGAGTAAATCTTATGGCAAATAAAGATGCCGCTTTTGGTTTAAAACCTGTTCGTCAAATGGGCGGAGCACCATACTCTGGAGGACAATCCAGATACAGGATTGCTAGTGGCGCTACTACACCAATATTTCAAGGCGATTTAGTTACACAACTAACTGCCGGAGTATTGGGGCGTCATACGGCCACTGGTACTGTTCCCATTGTCGGAGTGTTTAATGGCGTTCAATACACCGATCCCACTACGGGCGAGCAAGTTTTTAACAACTATTATCCTGGCAGTATTGCTGCTTCGGATATAATCGCAAGCGTTATTGATGATCCTAACGTTGTTTTTGAAGTACAAGCAGACGACACTTTTCCTGTCGCCGACTTGTTCGGAAATTTTGACATCGTTGACGGATCACCAGTAGGCGACACTAAGTCTGGAAGATCCAATGCAGAGCTAGACGTAACCACCGGTGCAACCACCGCGACGTTACCTCTTAAATGTATTGACATTTCCCAGGATCCGAATAACGACGATGTCTCATCGTCCAACACCAATGTACTATGCGTGATTCAGAATCACATCATGGGACAAAAAGGTGCTGGTTTAGCATAAGGAGTTAATTAAATGGCAATTTCAAGAGCACAATTAGCGAAAGAGCTTGAACCAGGACTTAATGCACTTTTTGGTATGTCCTATGATTCTTACGACCAAGAATATGAAGATATTTTTGTGATCGAGGATTCAAACAGGGCGTTTGAAGAAGAAGTGCTAGTCACTGGTTTTGGCGGCGCACCCGTAAAATCAGAGGGACAAGGCGTTGAATTTGACAATGCTTCCGAAAGTTTTAGCGCAAGATACACGCACGACACAGTTGCGTTGGCTTTTGCACTTACAGAAGAAGCGGTCGAGGACAACCTTTATGACTCTCTAGGTAAAAGATATGTTAAAGCATTGGCTAAATCTATGGCTAACACCAAAGAAGTCAAAGGCGCTGACGTACTAAATAACGCTTTTTCATCCAGTTTTACTGGTGGTGATGGCGTATCTCTTATCAACACTGCTCACCCCTTAGCCGGTGGTGGTACAGCTGCGAATAGAGCAACTACGATGGCAGACCTTAATGAAGCTTCATTAGAGGATGCTTTAATTGATATATCTACATTCACAGATGACAGAGGTTTAACTATTTCTGTGCAAGCAGACAAACTGGTGATACCACCACAATTAGTCTTCGTTGCAGACAGAATATTAAGCTCAACTCAAAGATCTGGAACAGCAGATAATGACATCAACGCAATCAGAAACACAGGCGTTTTACCTGGCGGTTACGTTGTCAATCATTACCTATCTGATCCTGATGCTTTTTTCGTTCTTACATCTGTTAACAGTATGGGCGAAGGTCTAAAAATGTTCCAAAGATCTCCAATGGAGACATCTATGGAGCCAGACTTTTCAACAGGCAATATTAGATATAAAGCTAGAGAAAGATATTCGTTTGGTTTTTCTGATTGGAGAGGAATCTACGGATCTCAAGGCGCGTAATTTGAAGTCGTAACACACTTTCTTACTCAGTGTTACAAAGGGCCCTTCGGGGCCCTTTTTTTTGGTTAAATTAATTAAATTATTTGTTTGTAAAAAGTTGCAATTTTTAGCATATTTGGTAATATATCCATGTGAGACAATTAATTAATCAAATAAATGGAGGAAAATATGAGCACTAGAGCTTGTTACGTCTTTAAACAAAGTGGTCCGTATCGCAAAGATATAACCATCTATAAACATCACGATGGCTATCCAGCTGGCGGTATTAGTTGGATTAAGGCCGCCAAAGATTATGGGGACCAGTTACCGGCAGATGAGTTTGGGGAAAACATAGATTATCCAAGTGACAAAATGGTGACTGGGTTTATGGCTTGTCCATCAATCACTCATCAAGCCAAAATGTTTACTGATGACTATAAAAACCATGGGGACCTAAGCTATCACTACGAAATTACTGACGACAATTATGTTGAAGTGTTTAGCCATAATTATGTCTTGGTTGGTGAAGAGCAAAAGAGCCTCTTAGACAATGAGTATGAAGAAAAAGTTGAGTTGATATTCTCTGGCAGTATCGACGAGGCTGTTAAAAAATATGTGCCAGCTGAGGAGGTAGCATGAAACATACAGAAACAATCAAAACTTTATTATCAGAAGAAAAAATCTTAGAGGTTCTAAAATCTAATGATCTTGATATTAGAAAAAAACATAGATCAGAAGGTGATTATTGGATCATGAGAACAAATGTTGTTAAAGATAAAAACAGTCCAGAGGGTTATCGCTTAGTACAAGAAAAGTATTTTTCACTAAGTTTTCAAAATGGTTACATAGAAATAAGTGCTAGAACTGGCTATAACTTGTGGTGCTTAAAAGCAGAAATTATGGATTACTTAGGTATTAACTACAATTTACATCACGAACAAAAAGAAAACCTTTCAATCGTGGGTAAAGAAAAAACTTTTTAACTAACTTAGGAGGTAAAATAATGAAAAATCTTAAACCTAAAATAGAAAAAGTCTTAGTCAATACTATTAATGAGCACTACGCTGATCTTTACAAAGCGTATCTAGTAAAAGACAAAATTATGACTGAGTACATAGAAGAGGATCTCAAGCAAAAATGGCCACCAGAGCAG